TTTTAAATTACAAAAAATAGAGTTGGAATCTTTAAAAAGATACAATTCATATTTGAAAAAAGCAATGGATGATTTTAAGCCTAAATTTGTAGGATGGAAAATGAAACATAAGTTTAGGAGTAAAAACACATATGGAGGTACTACATTAGGAGAGTATTTGTTTGAATTTGATAAAAATATAAAAGTAATCAACATGAAATATATAGAAGAATAAAAAAGCCCTCGTTGTGAGGGCTTTTTTTATGACTTCAGTTTAATACCTTTAGTAGTAAGTTCGTCTATACCACGTTTCATTCCTGCTATATCCTTTTTCATTTCGTGCAATTGGTAGGTATTTGTCTCAATTCCTGCAAGATGTTGTAACTGCTTGGCTAAGTTGCTTTTGAGCGTTTCAAATGAATTTGTAAACCCTTTGTAGTATTCAATAGCTTGCAGTATGCCGTCTTTGGTCTGTTTTTGCAACTCCGTCAATAATCTTTGTTGCCCTAACAATTCGTCTCCTGTGTCTTGGCTCATTCGCATATATCCTTTTTCTGTAGCCTTGCGTTGCTCATTAAGGAAGTCAAAACCTAAACCGCTGCTCATAGCATTCCACTTCTTCAAAAACTCTTGCATTTCACCTATTTTGCCTTTCATCGCATTGCCAAAATCGCCTACAAGTTTAGATGATTGTTCCGAAAAGACTTGACTGTTACCCTTGCTATCTTTACCTGCCTGAAGTAACTTCGCTTGAAAATCTTTGAAAGCATCTGCTACATATAGCTCATACACCATCTGCTTTCCTAATTTGCCTATTATATTTCCTACCGATTTGGCAAAACTTTCAAAGGCGTCTTCTCCCTTCTGTAGTGCTGTATATACGCTATTAGTAATATCCTTGCCGAGTTCTCCAAAGGTACTCTGTAGGTAATCCTCAAACTTCTTTTGAGATTCTTGCGCTCGTTCGTAACTGTCAATAATATCTTGTAAGGCTTGTTTTCCACTGTCTCCAAATTCCCTATTATTTACAATACTTTTAGCTAATTCGGCATTAAATTCACCATTGGCTTTTATCAATTCAGGATAAACATCTACAACACTTTTCCAAACAGTATTAGATTCTTTCCACCACAAAGCCCCAGTGGTATAGCTGCCGTCTGCTATCCTTATCTTTTCAAGTTTGCTTTGTTTTGATGCTAATTCTAAAAAATTTAAATACCCATTGGTAAAAATATTAGAATTTTTATTTAGATAGTCTCTTCTTTCTTTGGTAAGACCGCTTGTGATGTCTTTTTGTAAGGAGTCCCACTGGGTTTTATACTCTTTTAGATAGCCAAGAGCGGTAGCCACTTCTTTTGTTCCAAATACAGAAGTGTTTTCCTTGTGTAGCATTCGCTCTTCGTACAAAAGCCGATTGTACTCGCTTTGCTGATTTATCTTAGAGTTGGCTATTTCTTGCAGCTTCTTTTCGTGTTCCATACGTGCTTTGGCTGCATTTTCAAACCCTGATGTAACTAACCCTACAACTGCTCCAATTGCCGCTCCCCAGCCTCCTCCTACAGACCCTCCTATTTGCGCCATAGACAATGTACGATTGAGCACATTACCTACATTTTGCATTGTTTGCCCTATACGCTTCAAGCTATCGTTGCCTGAGCTTTGTCCGAGTTTTTCAAATTCTTGTCCTAATTGGGCAAACTCGCCTGTAATAGATTGCGCTGATGATAGCATACCATTGAAGGCTTCTTGCCACTCGGCTGTATTGGGTTTGGCGTGGAATAGCTTCTTAATATTTGTGCCGAGCTTGCCAAAGGTAGTGTCGCTACGGTCGGCGGTGTCTTTTGTTTGTTCTAACTGCTGACGGAGGTTTTTAATAAACTCTACATTGGCATTGTCGCTCATATCGAGGGTGCTTGCTAAGGCGTCAATCTCGGCTTCAGCGTCTGTAATGGTTTGGCGTATTTCCTTGACGGTCTTTTTGCGTAGGTTGTCGAACAACTTCGCAATGGCTGTGCCTTCTTTTTTGTAGAGTATGTCCAACTTTTTAAGCTCACGTGCCTTTTCGTCTTGTGCTTTCTTCACTTGTGGAGCGTCTGCCCCTAACTTGGCTTGCAAAGCGGCTATATCGGCATTGTACTTCTCCTCAATGGCTTTGCGCTGGTCGGTGTAGGTTTGATACTTTTCTAACAGCTCTTTATAGACTTGTTCCTGCTGCATACGTTGGTACTCGGCATTGTCGGCTAAAAGTGTCTTTTCGTTTTCGGCAAGGCGGGCTTTTTCGGCATTGATGGCTTCGGTATTGGTGTCGAAGTCCTGCCCTTTTTTCCATTTTCCCGCTGCTGCGGCTTTTTGCTTTTCGTTCTCAATGAAGGCGACTAACTGGTCTTGCGAACGCCTCCTTATCTCTTCTTCTTGCTTGTCATACTCTAATTGTATGATAGCAAGGCGTTTGTCCGCCCCTTCTTGCATTATCTTGATGCGGGATTCTTCTATTTTAAATAGGTCGTCTTGGATTTGTCGCTGGTGGTCTCTGTTGGCTTTTTCGGTGTCGAACTCTGGAAGGGTTTCTTTTTTGGCTTTTGTTGTGGCTTTTTTGTTTAAACTTGTTTGGTGTTCCTTTAATGTATTCTTTGCGTTTTTTAGATTGTCTTCGGCTTCTTTAATGATTTTTGCAAACTCTTCTTCTGTGTGTTTCCCTTTTCCTCCATTCTTTATAGTATCCAAAGCCTTCTCTGCGTCCTTAACGGCTTGTGTATATTTCTTAGTGAGGTCTTTATACTCATAGGTTTTTTCGTGGAGGTGGTCTAATTGCGCTTGTAGGGCTTGTGCTTGTGCTTGTAGTTCTTCTTTATTGAAGGCGTACCACTCCTCGCCAAACTTTACACCGTGCGAAGCCCATTTTTTGCCTTCTTTTTCTTGTTTTTGCAGGTCGGCAATGAGGTGTTTGCGCTGCTCTAATTGTTTTTTAAGGTCGCCTTCGGATTGGTTTTTAAGGTTGGCTGTCCAATCGCTAAGGGCATCGCTTTTTAGTTCTTTTTTGGCGTTTTTTTGCTTTTCATTGAAGTAGGCGTATATGTCGCTATAATTCCCAAAGGTGCGCCAATGGTTGCCGAATTTCTCTGTAATTATTCTGTCGAGGTCTGACCCTTTGGCTATTTCGTCAAAGCCTTTGCTGCCTTGTTTTGTGCCTATATCGTACAATATTTTGGCGTATTCTTTATTCTTGGAATAGTCGGTTTGCCGTTGCCCACGTGCTTTATTGGCGTCAAACTCGGCTATTTCTTTTTTGAGTTTGAGTATATCGGCAAGTTTGATGCTTTCTATATCGTATTTTGCGAATATTTGGGGATAAGCTCCTGCAAGTTCTGTAAGGGCTTTGCGCCTATCGGTATCGGCAAGGTATTGGTTGGTAGCGGTGTCTATAAGTTCCTCGATATGTTGTTTGTGCTCTTGCTCCTTAGCCATAGCAACTTCTCTTTCTTCGTTGAGGCGTTTTTGTGCTTTTTCGGCAGATGAAGTTCTATCGGTAAGGACAAACATTGCTGCGGCTAATGCGGCTACTGCTGTTGCCATAAATACGTAGGGGTTGGCGAGCATAGTGGCATTGAGGAGTTTTTGGGCTTTCTCTAACAGCAAAAGCCCTCTGTATTGGGCGAGTTGTGCTACTGTCCAGCCATTAGTAAGCTGGGTGCTGAAGGCTACGAGGGTATTATTGACGATGATTGCTGCCCTGTATGCTCCGTAGGTGGTGATGAGCCCTGCGATGATTTTGCCGAGTGTTTGGTAGTTTTCTACTAAATAGGCTACTCCGCTAATAGCTCCTGATACGACTCCCTCGCTTGCTTTGCCTATTTCGTTGAGCATTTGGTCGAAGTTGTCTTGCAGGTTGGATATTTGTCCGCCTAACGACTTGCTTTGCTCTGCCATTAGGTTGAAGAACAAGCCTCCTTCGCTGGTCATATTCTTGATAACAGCCTGCACCTCAGGGAAGCCTATTTTGCCTGCGCTAACCATATCTTTGATTTCGGTTTCGCTCTTGCCTACGACTTTACTTAGTTCGGCAATGATAGGGATACCGGCATTCATAAACTGGTATAGGTCGTTGGTCATTAGCTTTCCTTGTGCTTTCACTTGCCCGTATACGTGAATGAGTTGCCCCATAGGGACACCGAGCCCTGCGGCGACATCACCCATACGGCGAAGGGTTTCGGTTACCTCTTGTGCGGGTACTTGGAAGGCGAGCAATCGTTTTGCTCCTTCGGATACTTCTTGCAGTCCGAAAGGGGTTTTAGCAGCAAGGTCGGTGAGTTGTGCCATTAGTTCGTTGGCTTTTTCCTTGCTTTTGAGCATAGTGCCAAAAGATATTTCGAGCTGCTGAAATTCGGAGCGTACGGCTATCATTTGGCTAATGAAGGATTGCGCGCCTTGCAGGGTGAAATAGGCGGTCGCGCCTTTGAGAAGGGTTTGCCATACATCGGCTTGTTTTTTGCCCTCTTCAACGGCTTTGCGTGTCATTTGCTCGAATTGCTTTTTGATAGCCTCGACATCTTTTTGTATCTGTGATTGGTCGGCTCTTACTTGGAATAATAGGGCTCCGTCTTGTGGTTGCATATTATATGGGTGTTATAGTGATAATGCGTGATTATGGGTGAATCACGCATTATTGAGTGAATTGTTTTATTCCTTTGAGAAAATCGGCATAGGAGGTGCGTGTTTCTGATTTCTGTGGGGCTTTTTTAGTATCCTTATCATAGTCATAAGAGGGGATAACGGCACTGTAAAGCATTACATTGGCATAGCTTATTTCTTTCAGCACGTAGTTGAAGGTGAGTCCGTACTGTTTAGCGAATGAGCCTACAAGTCCCCAGATGCTGTCGTTTCGGTCTCCACTTCCTTCGTTGGTTTGGTTATCATCATTCCTTTGAGGGAAGTGGTAATGACGAAAAAAGCGCGTATATCTATTTGTCCTAACACTTTAAAGAAGGTGGCTGACACTTCGGTAATGGGGGTATTAATGAGTTTTTTTGCCAGCAATTCGCCTTTGGTTACATTCTTCTTTTTGCGCCAAAACTGCCATTTAGGATAGGTAACTATTTGAGTAAAATCTTTGCCTAATAGGATTACTGATATAGCCCACGCTATATTCTCATATTCTTCGGCATTGTGTATGATTGAGCCTAATATATTCCCCTCACTAATAGTGTCGGTGGGTATTTTGCTGATGTACTTTGAAGCCCTTACGAGGGTAAAAATAGAGGGCGGAGCGACTTGGTACGCTTCGCCCCCAATGGTTACCGTTGTAGGTTCTTCAAGTAGGGTTTGTGCTACTTGTTCTTCCATAGGTTATGCTACTTTTTCGATTGAGAAATATCCTTTACCACCATTGAGGATAGTGATTTCTACATCTACATTGTAGCCACTATCTGCTGTATAGTTGAGCTTACCACTTATTGAGCAGTAAAACATATCAACTTTTTCTGCTCCTGACACTTTTGGAACAATAGAAAAGGAGAACTTCTTGGTAGAGACAAAAGACTTGATGATGAGTTTGTCGCCTGACTCTTCTACATCCCAAATTTCAGAAAGCAATGCCTTGTTAAGGTTTTTAACGGTACATTTTGCTTTCAGGGTAGGTTCGCTTTTCATTTGGTCGATGATTTTACCACCAATAGCTGTCCATTTGAGTTCTTTGCCGTCCTCCGTCTCAAAAGAAAAACTATCTTCTTTGACGATACCTAACGTTTTGAGTACAGTACCCATTGCACCTCCTGCTCCTGGTGCACCAAATTTAAATTCTATTTCGCCCCAAGCGGTGGCGTTATTATCTACGAATGCCATAATACAATGATTAAATGTTAATGATTAATTGCCTACGGGTGCTACCCGTTAAATGTGTTATATCTGAATTTTACTTTTGCATTGATAAAAAACTGCTTAATATCCGTGTCCTCAAAGGTTTGTATCATCTGATGAAGTTGTAACTTGTAATTATGCAAGGCAGTTTTAGCTTCCTCAATGATAGGCATTAAAGCACGCTCAATAGCTTCACAACGTACAAAGTTTTTACTATACTGATTATCGTTATTTTTGACCGCAGGGACAAAAATATTGATGTTAATCACCCCCGTTTGGTATTGACCATCTAATCCTGATAGGAACGCTATTACACAATCCTCTTTCTGTGAGTTCAACGGACGCACCCCCAATCTGTACGTCTGACCATTTATAAGGGGATTTATCTTGTCCTTGAAATACTTGTAAACATCGCTTTCTATTTGTGAGGCTGTTTTTTTCATTTTCTATTTCTGATGTTGTTTTTTTCATTGCGATAATGCGTTTAGGAGTTTTGGAACTTCCTTTTCGGCTAATAATTCAGCTGATGAAAGTACATTGTAATTGCGTGCTTCTACATAAGCAGCATACTTCATTCCTGCAACCACGACAAGTACAAAACCCTTTGGGTATTGAGATATTACTTTATTGATGAATGTTTCACCCTCTTTTTGTCCATTACCACCCGACTTTGTAAGTTTAAAACCTCCTTTTTCAATGGGTTTGCCGTCTTTTAAGACAATGTACCCAATTGACGAACGAAGGTTGCCCGTTTGGTCTTGGTAGCTGCCATTTGTTCGTGCTTCATTGATACACTTTTCACCTACAATACGAAGAATACGAACTATTTTATCTTCGTACTTGGCTATCTTTTCTTGGAGCATACGCTCAATATCATTAGGGGTGAATTGTGGTGTTATCATACGAATATACGGCAATGAAAGTAATCTCTTGAAAATCGTATTACTTGCTTTTCGAGGCGAATATTCCCCTCTGTATCTACTATTTGCAAGGTTGTACCCGCTTCTATTTTTGGTGTATTTTTAGGGGCATAGACAGTAGCAGTACATTCAAATATTTGTCCGTCTACTTTGCTTATCTTTTGCCCCGCTCCTGCTATCTCATCACGACATACGCCTATTTCTTGCCACTCGATAGGGTCGCTTGGATAGATAGGTATGCCATTTTCATCAATAGTAGGGGCTTGCGATGCTTTCACCTTCAATAGGTACGGGTATATTTTCATTTCCTTGCAGTATTTTAGAATAAGTGGGTAATATCTCTTACAGTGGCTTTTTCCTCTAACAAATTAACCCTACCGAGTTGCTTACAAAGGAGATTATAAAAGGCAGTAATAGCTGATTTGTCATAAGAAAAGGATAAACCACCCTCAGAAAAGGACACTGGGCGCAATAAGAGTTCAGGAATGAGGTTGTAGAAAAACATCTTAGTCTTTCGTTCGTTCTCATCGTTGAACTCATCAGAAAGCCCCAATCCTACTCGTTGCATTTCGGCAATGAGTAGGGTAGTGGGGTATTCCACGTTCCATAGTTTCAGTTTCTCATCTATGTACGCTTGTGCGGTCATCGTTAGCTTAATTTAGTTTTCAAAATTAGCTTTCGACTTACATTGTTAAGTACTGGTGTAGCGAATGCTGTTGCCTTTGTTGAAAGCATTTCAGGGTCTTGCTCTGCCCAAGTACTCACCAAAATAAAGCTGTCAGAAACTACTTTAGTAGTAGTTTCGTCTTTACGGCTAAATGTAGGTGTTATGGTGTAATAAGTTTCACCTACTTGAGTATTGTCAGTAAAATGAATGTTACCCAATTCCCAACCACTGGTAGTGGTTTTAACACCTGACTTAGCTTCTTCACTTACATAGCTTTCCCAAATTATTACTTCAGGAAGTCCGTGTGCTCTTAGTGTCTCATTAAGCTGTGCCAAAGTAGGCTCTTGTGCTACATTAAGTGCATTTTGAGCAAAGGAAGCTGTAAATTTCACTACGCTTGTAGATTTTACCATTTGGAAGAATGTAGGTCTATCCATAATAGCATAAGCATAACGGAAGCCCTTCTTAACAGCTTCTTCTTGCACTTTTCTGAAATCAGCAATAGGGTCAAAAGTTGCAGCATTAGCTGGTAAAAACCAATCTTTTGCAGTGTTTTCAGTTCCCACTCCAAACTTCACTTTAGCACCCGCCATAAGTGTATATTCTCCTTTTGAAACAGCTTGTTTAGCGAGTAATTCCAAGCGAGCGTTTACCCCATTGATACAGAAGATAGGGTCTTCATAGATAGATTTTAGAAGCTCTTTGTAAGCACTTGAATCTTTACCCCCATAACGATTTGAAATTGCACGGATATTATCCAAACGGATAGTATCGCGCTCAGTCATATCACGAGCTACTTCAATTTTAGGGATTTCCCCTTTTACCTTTTCTACAAAATCACGACTTTTACGTGGAGATTTTGAGCCAATAGCCACAATTTCAGCAGCAACCTTGTTATCGGTATTTTTCTCAATAGAAGCCCAATCTAATGTTGTATTGAACTTCAATGGGAAATAATTTCGATACTGCAAGTCGCCTAACGGATTGTTATTTACCACGAATTGCAAATCAGCTTCACGAAATTCGGGCACGATGTTTACAGCATTAATTGTATTTGCCATTTGTTTGTTGTTTTAAAGATTAATAAAAAGTGATACGAGTAAGGACTTTTTTCATAAATCCTACACCTGCTTTTTCTTTATCAGGCAACGCATCAATTCGTGCTGTTCCTGAAAGCACCACAGCAACCATAGGAAAATCATCAATAGCAATATCTTCAGCCGTAAGCCCTATGGCTGTAGCTACATTGGTATCTGAAAGAGTTTCATTTACAGGTTTGTAACTCCCATCAGTATGAGGGATAAGGAGAGTCCCTGCGGGCACTACGCCATCAGAGAAGCGATTTTTAGCTTCTGTGGCATCAATGAGCACCCCTGCAGGTAGGGTGGCTAACACTTGGTCAAAAACGACGATTTGTCGTCCTGCGGTTTGTTTAGTTATCTGTTTCATTGTTTTTTAAATAATGCTTGTACTTCTGCGGAAGGTTCATTTTCTTTCAATCCGCCTCCAATGATAGGTCTTGTGTGTGAAGAAAGTCCTGCATTTGCTTGTGCTTGCAAAAACGCTTGTTCATCGGCTTTTAGTTCGCTGACAAAGGCATTCATTTCTTCATCGTCTTTGAAAGTACGCCCTAAGTGGTGTTTGTAGAATGGTTCGGAAACCCCCTGCGTTTTGAGTTGGTTTAGGAAACGTTCCTTAGCACTTTCTTGTTGCTTTTCAGCTTGAAATGCTGCAATAGTTTCATTTTGTTTTTTTACAGCTTCCACGAGGCTTTTTGCCCACTCTGGCATTTCATCAGGTTTAGGCTCTTTTGGGGGAGTAGGTGGATTTTGAGGCTTTGGATTAGATTTAGCCCTTTCTTCTTCAAGTTCTTTCTCTAATTTCTTGCGTGCCTCCTCTGCCTTTGTAAGGCTGGTACGCCCTTTATCGGCTACTGATTGCAATAGCTTAACTTCTTCCTCAACTCCTTTAACGGCGTTTTCAATTTCGCTTTCTTCTTTAACCGCATTCGCCAATCGGGTAGCGATTGCTTTTAAAATAGCTTCGTCCAACCCCAAGTGCGCATACTTGGTTTTGAGTGCTTGTAATAATTTTTCTAAGAACATAGATGTACAATATTTGTTTTTGCAAAAGTAGGGGGTAAAATCCTAAGTAATGTAAGGGTAGTTTGACAATTTTTTGACATTTTGAAGGGGGGCGTAAAAGGGGGGGCATAATGTGGTAATTTTGCGTTGTAAACCTTTAATTTTATTGTAAATGGAAAAGATTTTTATCAGAAACCTTAAAGGAAATGACAAATTGCTGCACTCTATGTGTGGTAATATTCTTTTTGTCGTATCCTTCGTAATGGCTTGGCTATGTTATTCTTTATGGGAAGCTTTTGGTATTGCCGTTGGTGTGGTGCTTATTGTAGGGCTCGGTAAGGAGTTGTACGATAAGTACGTAAAAAACACCTTCATTGATTGGTGGGATATAGTGGCGAGCCTTACGCCTTATCCTATTGTGAAACGTATAAACAGGAATGCTAATGGATAAGTTTATAAAGTGGCTGCTGAAAGCCAAAATAAAGATAGCGATATGGGCGACGCCTTTGGTATTGCTTTTCTACTTTGATGAAAAGATACATCTACGAGATAGGGTGTATTACTTCTTTATTGCTTTCTTCAAGAGCGTGCCATTGCTATTGTTGTATGCCTATTTTTCGACAGATAGAGAACAAAATGCTATATTTTACGCAAGTATAGGAATGGTATTACTCCTTGATATGTTAGCTGGTGCTTGGTATCACTTTAAAAAGGGAGATTTTGATTTTGTAGACCTTTTTAAAGGAACAATTACTAAGATGTTACTTGTTGCAATAGCTTTTATTTCTCTATCAATATTAAATATACCTTTGAGCAGAACAGATGTAGGTAGAGCGTTTGAGATTACAATACAGATGATTTCGTTATTATACCCAGTGAAAGATATAGTGAAGAATCTTTTTGTTCTTTCAAACGGCAAATTTCCTCCTGAGTTCTTTATGAAAGCGCTCTATAACTATGAAAAGAGTGGGAAGCTGAGAGAATTTTATGAAAAAGTAAGCAATGGTATTACTCCTAACGAATTAGATAACAATAAAACAGACGAACAACAATGACACCGAAGGAATTTATAAAACAATACAAGCCTTTTGCGCTGGAAACGGAGCGCAAAACGGGTATTTCGCACCTCTTTATTTTAGCGCAAGCGGCGTTGGAAACGGGCTGGGCTAAGAGTGTGCCAGGGAATATGTTTTTTGGCATAAAAGCGGGTAAGTATACGCCACCTGAAAAGAAACAGTTACTAACTACAACAGAGATATTAAGTAGCCCTAATTTAAAGCACTTGTTTCCGTTGGTTATATCGGTGAAGATGTTGTCGAGTGGTAAATACAAGTATGAAGTCAAAGACTGGTTCAGGAAGTACGACACACCCGAAGGAAGCTTTACCCACCACGCTCATTTCTTTTTCCAGAACAAACGATATGCTAAGGCGTTGGAGGTAAAAGCAGACCCGTACAAGTTTGCTGAGGAGGTGGCAAAAGCGGGCTATGCAACGGCTCCTGATTATGCCGAGCAGCTAAAAGCGGTAATACGAACCATAGAAAGGAATAGTATATGAGAACATTCAAAATTCATAATTCAAAATTCATAATTGTACTGCTATTGGCTTTTCTTACCCTCATAGGGTGTAGAACTCGCAAGGTTGCTACTACCGAGCAAAAGCGGGTGCAAAAGGAGCGTTTTATAAAGTACAAGGATAGTATGGCTCTTTTTCAGCACAATGCGCAAACCTTGCAACTCGACACGCACGCCTTGCAAGAGTACGAGGTAACCCTTGAAAGTGATAAGGATAGCGTGGGGAATAGTAAGGAGTTGGTGTATTATCGCATTCGTGATGGTGATAATGAGACTATAAGGGTAATAGGTGGAAAGGTGAAGATTATGACTAAAAACAGCCTTTCTAATAGCCTAATAGAGGCGAAGACTACCCTTACTAATACGGTTATACAAAGCTCTAAGGAAGAGCGAAGGATAAGCGAAGCTATAACGATGGCTTATAAGACAAAAGAAGTGAAAGGAATAATAAAATGGTGGTGGGTGGTGGTGGTTTTAGTGGTGATGTGGATAGGTTGGCGGTATAAGTTATTTAGGTTTTAAGAAAGTGAAAGAAAAAGGCTATTAGCGTTGTGCTGATAGCCTTTTTTGATTGATGATTAGTGAGTGATTTACTGCTCCGCTTGGCTTTTATCATTAGTGATTTGACCATTGATAATAGCAGCGCAAGTCTCGTGAATGTGCTTGTAGAGTTCAATATCTGAGACTTGGAAATTTTCGTTTTGGATATTGAAGCCTTGAGCGGTTGCTGTACCCTGAATGGGGGTTGCGTATTGGTTGCTATCGCTGGCACGAGTTGCTGAAAAAGCGACTGCTGTAGGGGTAGTGTCTTTTTCGTTTTCGTAAAAATAGGTGATGGTAACACCTTGCACGGTTTCTTGTGCTGTAGTACGGGTTGTTTGTTGAATGATTTGCATAATATTGAATTGTTTTTTTGAGTTTTGAATTATGAGTTATTATCGTGATAGTGCCATTATATAGTAGTCGGATTTGTAAAATCTTACCTTTATAGTGTCGCATTTTGCTAAACGTATAGTCCCATTTCCTCCTCCTACACGATTGCCGTCATTGTCTAACAAGAATCCTCCGTGTGTGCCTTGTAAATCTATAAATCCCCCTACAGAATAAGCCATTACTATAGTGATTTCAAATGATAATTTTAGCTTTTGTCGTTCTACATTTTTCATAAACAAACTGTTTAGAATAGCATTGATACGGTCGGCACTTGGTAATCTTACTATTACATTACGAGCTTCTGTAAATATGAAAGTGTTTGTAAGACCTAAATAATATTCTATAGTATCAGAAAAGGCTTCTCCTGTATATACCCATTCAAATTTAGCGTTAGCTCCTAAGCTAATAGTATCACCATATATTTTTTGAGCACGATTATTTCTATAATTACCAAAAGTGTCTATTTCATCATCAGCGTGAGGAGGTACTGATATAACTTGTCCTGTAAAATTATCAAAATCATATTGTGCAGGATTAGTTGCTTTTCTTTCTATATTAAATAGTGATGAGTCTGCATTGAATATATTTCCTGCAATAGAACCAAATCTTGCCATTATATCTTTGGGGTCATCGCGATATACAATTCCTGACCCACTGAAGCAAGTGCCATTTTTTACGATATTATTTCTTTTATCCCAGCGTTCGGAATATAGCCCTCCTTTAAGAACTAAATCGCCGCTTATTTCACCTCCTTTTGCATTGATTTTAGAGGTGAAAAGAGTGCCATCTTCTTGTACTAAAAAAGCAGACTGACGGCGTCTATCTTCAGCTTCTTTGGGGGTTTCTATAGGTTTTGTTTTATCGGGTTCTCCTGCCCAAATGCGTATGCTATCATTAGTCATTCCCGTACCAGTAATACCTGCCTTTGTACCTTGTGTATTTCCTACTATAAGCGTACCCGTAGCTACCACATTACCATCTATTTGTGTATCGCTGAATATTTGTGTTTTGTTTTCAAGGTTTTGGATACGAGCGTTTGAGTTTTCAATATTTCTTTTTTCGGCTGCAATGAGTGCATTGGCGTTGTTGATAGCGTTTTGTAGGTCTGTTTGAATGTCTGCAACTTTATTTTCAATGTCTTCAGGGGCGGGTGACCAGTCGGTGGGTTTATTGCCTATCTCTAATTTTGGATTGGAAATTTTAATACTTTCTGCTGTACATTGTATGTGTAATCCCAATTGTGATATTTTTTTTATCTTCTTTCCTTTATGAGGATTTTGTATAACATTAATTATTCTTTCAGAAAAAGATGTTCCAATATAAGCATCTATATCAACCCATTTAATTAGATTAAAGTATTGATTTTTACCGTCTTCATAGTTAATATTGAATTCTGCAACTATTCTCCCTTTTGTTTTTAATTTTTCAAACATTACATCAACAGATATTGTAATACTATCATTTTTAATAACTTCATTAATAAAAGTAGAAGATATGTTAAAAAACTTATATCCATTGGTAATAAAATCATTAGACTTTAATATGTAATTCCTTCCTCCCACCTGCAAACCATTCACTTTTTGTTCAGCAAAGGTTTTTGCTTGTTGTAGGTTTTGTTGGAGTTGTAAGATACGGGCTTGCTGTTCGGCTGTTATGGCTATGCCCGCTTGCTTGTTGGCTTCGGCTATGGCTTGTGCTTTGGTGAGTTCGGATTGGGCACGTGCATAATTTTCGGTAGCGGTTTTTGCGGTAGCAATGGCTTGTTCACGAGATTGTTTTTCAGTTTGTACTTGCTGATTGCTGTACAGCTTTAATTTGTTCTCCAATAAAAGCAAATCAGGATTAACGAGTTGCTTTATTTCGGTTTTGTTGCCGTCTGTGATTTGTAGGTTGGCTTTGATGATGATTTCTTTGTCTAAGAGTTGGATAAATTGCTCGCCGTTGCCTGATGTTATTTTATCGGTTTTGATTTGTCCGCCGGTTATTTCGGTAAAGCCGTTGAGTTGGGCTATACCTCGCTCACCATTGTACTCGGAATTGACGGTGGCGTATAGAAAATGGTAATAGCCTGCTTCTTGCTCGATGTCTATCTTGGTTTCGGATAGGACGAATTGGGCGGTTTCTACGACTTTGCTCGCTTTGATGTATAGGTAGTAGGTTTTTGCCTTATCGTCTAACCTGCTCGACACAAAGGCCGGTGCGTACCAATATTTATAGTCCGCTGCTGAATAATTGGGCTTAATATCGGTTGTACCTAATGCGTAGTGCTTTATCCAACCGCTACCAGCATTGAGTTGCTTTGTCGTTTTATCGAAATAGAGGCTATGAGGCACGGTGATAGGGGTTGCTTTGCTGCTGACAAAGACAAATTGCCCTGACTTATTGCCTACTAATGCCATCATCGTCTGAATGGTGACAGGAATGATGCTCTTGGTGTATTCGGGAAAGGCTTCTTCTACCTGCTTAATGGTCTCTAAGGCGTTGCGCCAGCTGCGTTTGGTTTCGGATAGGGTGCGCTTGTTGAGTTCGCCAAAATATACTTCTTGGTTTTGGAGTTTGCGTATTTCGGTGGCGAAGGACTGCCCTTGTACTTTGTTGGATAGCTCTATTTGGGGGCTGTATGGGTTATTGACATACTCTTTAAGCCCTACGATGCGAATGGCTACGGGGGTGCGTTGAAACTCGGTATCGGAGAAGTGGATATATGCGCCCATTTTGAGGCGACCTCCTACATTTGCCCAATGTTTTTTTGCCCATATGCCGTCTAAATCGCCGGTGAAGGTGAAGTGGTCGGCGCGGTTTTCGTATAGGTATTTGCTGGCTTCTTTCATCATTTCCCAACTGGCACCTGACTTTGTGGCGTTGTCGCAAATATAAGCAGCTGGCATTTGCATATTATAGACGGAATACTGGTCGCCTACGGCTGGCTTGAATATATCGTTGGGCATTGTTGTGCCGTCTTCTTCTTTGGGGACAAGCTGAAAGCGTTTTTGGGTGTGGTCGTATTTCTGTACTTCAAACTCACGCCCTGAAAGCATACCGCTTTCAAAATAGATAAGCATCTTTTCGCCGTTGATACGCATATCCCAAAAGTTGAGGGCTTGGGGTATGGTGGTATCGGTGAAGTCGTAGAAGTGTTTGGCTTTATCGACTTCAAAAACAGCTGATATAGTGCCTTTGCGACTTGGGTATATATGGGAAAGGTCAAGGCTTTGTTCGTTGATTCCGCCGTCTCCCCCCCCCCCCCCCCCCCCCCCCCCCCCCCCCCCGGGGGGGGGGGGGGGGGTTGGGGGTTCTTGATGCTTATAGATAGCCCTTTGTCGTCTGAAACGAAGGTTACGCCTTCATAGATGTACTCTTGTGATTTGGGTAGTAATAATTCCTTGTTGCCATACTTAGAGCGGTCGATATTACGGTCGCCCCCTTGTACGTAGAGGCGGGTAATACGGCTTTGCTCGGTAGTGCGGCTTACACCTGTTTTAAAACCTTTGCCTTTGCCATATTGGAGGGGTAATGGGTTGTTTTTGAAGTATTCTACCTTGTGAAGGTGTATGGTTTTGCCTATGATTTCGTATTCGGTTTCAAAGGCTTTGGCTATCATATCTAAGGCTTCGAGGCAGTTGTTATGGTTGTAGGAGATGAGTTTTTCGGGGGCTTCAATGCAATTACCTACTTGCCAATCCTCCCCCTGCCCCCCTCCAAAAGAGGGGGAACTGTTGAGGCAATCGACAAGGATTTGTACGTGGTAGCGTGGTGAAGCGGTGAAGGGGAATTTGAGGGTCTTATCGTTGGGGTTGCGAAATTTGTAGTTTTTGAGGTTTGCTCCCTCGCTGTCCATAGTGAGGGTATATTCAAAGTGCTGGGTGTTATGTTTTACGATTTTAGCGGGCTGATTGAGGGTGTAGCGTTCGCCCTGAAACTCGCACCACGCTCCTGTGGGGATTTCGGTATAAGTGGGCAAGGCGAAGTATAGATTGAGGGTATGTTCGCCCATAATGGAGCGGTATCGATAGCTCTCATCGGTAGGAAGGACTTCTATATGGGTGCTGTTGAAATTGATTTGCATAATAGTTGTTAGGAGCGTTTTGTTTTGGGGCAAAGGTACGTTAGTATTGATAGGATATTAGCAAGGAGGTTTGACAATTATTTGACATTTTTATACAATAGTGAAGGTGAGGGTGAATTCTACTTTGAGGGTATTGCCGACAAGCAGCGCATTCTTGATGCTTGCTTTTTGGTAGATGGCTTTAAGTACTGCCCCTCCGAAAGAAGGAGGAATGTTAATGGTTCGTTCGCCTTGCTTGGTGAGTTGGTATAGCAGTGCCTCGTATAACTTCCAAAAGGAAGCGAGGGGCTGACTGATATAGCAATGCAGGGTAAGGGTGCGCTCTTTGAAAGTGTTGGCGTGCTGGGCATATTGTACCCCTGCCAAGGTATTGCTGGCTGTGGTGAGGTGCTCTTTTACCTCGTAGGTGGGCAGGAGGGTATTTTGGGTTTCTTCAAGAATGTATATACCATATTTGGACAGGTCTGTACCGTCTATGGTAAAGCCTGAAAGGGGTAGCGAGGCATTGGGAGCGGTGTAGGTGTAGCCTTGTAGGGGGGTGTCGTTGGCAAGGGTAATATCGGTAGTGATGTAGCCTTGTTCGGTTTTGGCTTTTTGAGCGGATACGAAGCGCAAGCGAAAGGTTTTGCCTAACTCTTCAAAATGAAAATCGTTGTAGGTTTGTGCTGTTAGGAAGGTGATGAAGGGGGCGTAATGGGTTGCCTTGCTGATGAAAGTGAGGGTGTATTGCTGGGTATCGAGTACGGGGGTGCTGGTGTCGTACTCTTTGCCATAATACTCTGCCCAGTCGTTTGAGGGTAGTTTTTTAAGCGGTGGGTAGCAAAGAAGGTCTTTGTAGTTGGTGTCTAACAAGTGGGTGTGGTAGGTGGTTTGTATATCAGTGTTATTTATTTTCATATTTTTGTTGTTATTTAGAAATATTGTTGTATCTTTGCATTGAAATAGAGAATCAGAGGGTAGGGACAACCTTATTATAACCCGCCCACTGTGGAACTTTGAAATAGAAGGGCGTGCTCTAAATAAAAGGTTAGCTATGGTTGAGCTAACCTTTTACTTATATAAAATCACTTCATTATCGGCTATAATTACTATATTTTCAAAAATATGGTTACTATACGCTTTAAACATTTCTAATCCTTTGGACATTCTTTCTTTGCTATATGAGTTTTCGTTTGGAAAATATAATATAGCTGTTTTAGCTTCTTTAATTTCTGAATGTTGTAATGCTTTTTTTATAGTATTCTTTCCGTTTCCTAATATAGTACTTATATCGCAAGGAGAATTGTTAAGATAACCATCAATATGCTTCATTCCGTCAATAACTTTTTCTCCTTTATCAGGAAGTTCTTTTTCTAAAATAATCTTATGTCCGTTGTTAAATAAAATGTCTCTTGCTTCTTTTTCATAGTGTCCTTTGTTAGGGTCAAAACTATGTAATCGGTGTGAGGCTTTAAGACCTCCTGTTTCTTTATTAAATTTCACATCTGTATAGTTTGGATTTTTTGAAAGCTGCTGAAAGTCTTTTAGTCTTTCTTGTATCTTATTTGTATTTTCTGCTGATGTTTTATTAGCCTCAATAAAATAGGGCTTTGTTTTCCAATTCTTGAAGCGGTCTTTGTTGTCAGTTACCCATTGCTTGTAGTTGTTGGGTACTTCGGCTACGTAATTAGACGAACTTTCAGGGGGTAGGGTTTCATCGGCTTTGAGTTCCTTGATAAGCTCTTCATCGGTTTTTAGCAGGGTGATGATATGACACTTGCAGCCTACGTGCCAGCCGTGAAAGTGGAATGTTTTGGGGTATTTGCCTTTCAATTCATCGCACATATCATAAACTTTGTGCTGTGGGGATAGTCGTACCTCGAAGCCTACAATATCGGGGTTTTGCTGTATCCGTAACCAATCGGCGGACTTATAGGCTACATTGATTTCGTTGCTGGTAAGGCGCAAGGCGTTTTTGTAGGCACTTCGGTACACTCCTTGCCCAGGGTGATAGTTTTGGGCGTTCTTGCTTAGCACAAGGTTGCCGTATTGGTCTCTGACCCTTCGGAATAGGGCGGTAGGGTTGTTCAAAAGGTTGCGTACTTCACGGCTTAGCTGTACCGCGCTTTTACCTTCTTGTAAGGATACAGATAGGGCGAGTTCTAATTCTGTTTGTGCTTTTTTGGTAATGTCCCATACCCTATCAGAGACTGTGAAATCTTTAATCTTTCGTACTTTGAAGGCTTCGAGGGCTTCTAAGTTCTGATACTTGGTTAGTCCTTCTCTTAGTAGGTGGTCCTGTTTAAGATTAGCAAAAGCCCATTCTTTGGTAATGCCTTGCTTTATGATTTGGTCTAATTGGTTGCTGAAGTTAGCTAATTCCTTTTCAAAGACTTTACCTTTCTTGGTAGCCGCAAAGGCAAATAGGGTGCTTGTTACAAGCTCTTGGAAATCCGTTTTGAGAGCTAAAGACACAGAAAAGCCTACCCACTGATAGAATAATCTTTCTATCTGTTGTAGGTAGTCTATTAGGTGCTTTCTATGTTGCTCATCTTATTACACATTTTATGTGCAGCATCGTATTGTATTTCAGTAAGTTACGGACTACTTAGTACCGTTATTTTACTATTTTTTGACACACTGCCGACACAGTGTTTTGCATTGTTTTCTGTTTATTTACAAGTGTTTTGCGGGGCTCTCCCCTCTTCCCTCGCAGCTTAAAAGCCTTTCGCAGCGCGAGCGCAGCTCGCCACAACAAACCGTTGGGCGCAGCCCAACACCTTATTTCTTATGTTCTTTTGGGGGGCAACTCTTTTCACCTCCCCTATTCACCCCCTCCTTAAGTTTTAAAAAATGTTGCAACTTAGACAACCAAACGAACGGGGCGTATATTTCTATTATTTTATTTTCTCCTATAACTTACTATATATCAATATATTATAAAGAGAAAAAGAATAAAGAATAAAGTAAAAAAGCGGTTGCAACAATGGTTGCAAGATTGGTTGCAACTTTTTTTACGGTTGCAAGAATTGTTGCAACCTTTCATCATTTCGCCCTCATTTTCTCCTCCATCAGCTGTATTATTTTATCTTTCAGTCTGGAGTTTTCTTGTGT